TTCGGGGGCTGGGAGAAATGAAGCGTAATACTAAATATAACTATCACCAGGGTACACGGAGCACGGACCATGGATCACGGATCTATAACATAGCCGGATATAAATTACCAAGCGTCACGACTATCCTTGCAAAGACCAAGGATCAGGAGTATTTAACGCGTTGGAAAAATAAAGTTGGTTATGAAGAAGCAGAACGAATCAAGAATCTTAGTAGTAAGCGCGGGACCAGCATGCATAAGTTCATTGAGAAACACATCACAGGCGCGGGGTATGAAGATCTTACGGAGATCGGTATCCAAGCTAAACCGATGGCTCAAAAAATTATTGAGATAGGACTCACTCCAGTTGAACACTATTTTGGCTCAGAAGTTATGTTACACTATCCTGGTCTATATGCAGGAGCAACAGATTTAGTATGTGAACACAATGGAAAAGAAACCGTTGTGGATTTCAAACAAGCCAACAAACCTAAGAAGGAAGAATGGATAGAGGATTACTATTTACAGATAGCAGCCTATGCCATGGCTCATGATTACGTTTATCAATCCAACATTCAACAAGGCATTATAATGGTATGTACTCCTGACCTATATTACCAAGAATTCAAGTTTTCCGGGGCTGATTTAAGAGCCTGGAAACACAAGTTTTTAAAAAGATTAGACCAATATTATGAATTAAAAAACGATTATAAAGAAGAACGACAAATTGACACTAATCAATTATTAAAGGAATTTGAGGATGACAAAAGAAAAGTATAAAGCTAATTTAATTTGCATCTTCCCAACCAATCTATTGGTATCTGAGTATCCACATGATTTTAAAAAAGAGTTTAAATTTGTCCGTGACTTAGACTATGACGATCAACAAATTACAGGGGTCTTTAGAAGTAAAGATACTTATATTTTAAGACAGCCTGAGTTAGAGAAACTTAAAGCTTTTTTCTATGGATCTTTAAATACTTACTGTGAATCCGTTATCGGAACTAAACAGAGAGTTAGTATCACTCAATCCTGGGTCCAACGTAATGGACGAGGAAGCTTTACGCATGAACATACACATCCTAATAGTATAATCAGCGGAGTATTTTACTTCAGAAATGATGAACAAGCACCCATTAGTTTCACTAAAGACACCATCAATCGTTTAGCAATGAAGCAGTTTAAACAAACTAAAATCAATAGTGAGTCTTTTACATTCCACCCTAAGGCCGGTGAATTAATAATATTTCCTAGCCATTTAAGACACAATGTTTTGATTAATCCTAAAGAAGAGAGTAGATACTCTTTAGCTTTCAATTCGTTCTGTTTTGAGGAGTTAGGAACAACCGAAAGTTTAACACATTTAAATATAAAGGAGGCAAATAAATGAGGGAAAGAGTCTACAAGACTATGGTCCAAAGATATACCAGTCAAATGGAGGATGCTCTATTAAAGATTGATATGCTTTTAAGTAATGCAGGGCATCCTGCTGTATTAGTTGACCATTCAGATATTACTGGTGAGATAGACAAACACCTAAAAGCATGCGCCGAAGCTCAAGGAAAAATGGCTATGCTTAAGAGATTTTACAGCACACATTAAGGCCAGAATGTGGCAACAATGTGGCAGAAATAAGGCACAGATTTGCGACACTTGGGGTGTCGCACAGGGGTCGCACAGGCCCTTTGCGACGTCGCAAAATGATCCCAGATTCAAATGTTCTACTTTTGTCCGAAAATGCGACACCCGTGCGACCCCCTTGCGACCCCCTTGCGACCCCCTTTGCGACCCCCCCTATTTCGATTATTCGCCTACTCCTACAACACTTATTAAGGAATTGATGTTTTGTGCGACCCCTAAATCTCATTTTTTGAGCGCGACACAAAAAAATAAATATTGTATATATAGGGGTCGCAAAGTTGAATTGTGGCAAGAATAAGGCAAACTATGGCAAAGAAACGTAAAAAATCTAAATATAAGAATCTAGTTATAAACAAGAAAAAGTTCTATTTTTATAAAATTTCTTGGATTGACATCACGGCGGATGGAGGGCATGCTACGGCTGATGAGTTCGATAAGTTCGAATGCTCTAAGATGGTGTCGTTTGCATATATCTACAAACGTAATAAGAAATTCATTTGGACTTTTGCGAGCTATGACGAAAAGGATGAGGCTTATTCAGATAGGAATGTTTTCCCTATAGGGGTCATAACTGAGCTCAAAAAATTAAATGTGGAGTCTAAATAATATTTATATCTTTATAATACTACTTTTACTGATTGTTTTTTGTCATTACCTGGGACAGTGGCTGACTTAGATGTCTGATGGGGAGAAACTTTTTTGGGTGTTTTTAATGCTTTCACTTTTGTGGTACGTAATGGTTTTTGGTCCAACAATGGTGAGTCGGGGGTAACGTTTAAAATTGGTGCGTAATCATTTAAAATTTGTTTCATTTTGTTTTCTAGTTCTTCTTCTGACATATCTTCTAATTTCCCATGTTTTATTATTTTTCTGTCTATGTATAGTCCTGCTGCCTTTCCACGATTTGCTTCAGCGTTTACAGCAGAGGAAAAAGATCCTTTCTTCAAAGCAGCTTCTCTGAGTCTAGCCAGTTCTGCTATGTGTCCTTCATAAGATACTTCAAACTTCTTAAGTCTTTCTTCTTTAAGTTTTCCTACGTAGTGAGCTACTAATGGACTGAGTCTAGGATTCATAAGTTCTGATCCTTCTTGTCTTGCTCTCTTTACACTATAGCCTGCCGCTGCCGCTGCCTCACTCTGAGTCATAGGTCCCTCAGGTCCACCGAATACTATATACTCGGCGAATCTCATTTGCATTTCTGTTAATCTCTTTGGTACACCCATATTTGACAATTTAAGGTAACTATCATATAAAGTCAACTATGACAACGACTAAGAAAGATTCAATAAAATTTGAAAAACAACTAGAAAGGCTTAGAGAGGGAGCCACAGTAAAAAAGTTAAACCTTTTTCAGAAGCTAGAGCAAGAAGTACGAACTTTACGTACTGAAAATACTGAATTAAAAGTTCTTTATAAAGGTAATCAAGCCATTATGAAGGATTTAACGAAAGATCTTTTTGAATTAGGAGATAAGAAGAAAGAGTTAGAAGAGGCTTTAGCGAATGCTTTGGCTGATGATTCTGGTCTTCAAGAAGCTGATAGACTTATGATGAATAAGCTCGAACGTATTCAGGAGCTAGAAGGAATTAATGAATCTCACCAGAAAATAAATGGAGATTTGAGACGAGAGATAACTGCTTTGGAGCAGGAGAAGTTAGAACTTCATGTTGATAATAAAAAATTAGCAAAACAACAAGGAGGAAAATGACAGATAAGTTTAATTATAGGTCTATTTCCTTGCGAAACCACACATATTCCAAGTTAGAAGCGTTGAGTTCAACGTTAATACCTGGCGTTAAACTTTCTAGAGCTAAAACAGTTGATAAATTAGTTACCGATAAGTTCAATGGTTCCCGTAAGGATGTAGTAGATGATCTTAAAGGAGCCATAAGTGAAAAAGTCTACAAAAGAATCGTTGATGAGGTTCTTGATAGATTAAGAAAGAGTGGTATGTGATGCGTGTCCGAGAGTTAATGAATTTTATGACAGAGTTTATGGATAATAAAGGCAAAGTCGGGACTGGTCTTGGTGATGCTTCTGTGTTCATTCAAGTCGGTGGACATTTAGAAGAGCTAACAAAAATAGAAGTCCAAGAGAGTACAATTATTGGTGCAAACTCAGTGAGATTAGTTTTTAAACCCACCACTGTGAAAAGATTTATAGCTCCAACTAAGTTAAATGTTTAGACGAGTGTTACTTTGAAAAATGCAGTTAAACCTGAACGAAAATTATGGCAAGATCTTAAGAAAAATACATGCTCCATCTATTGGAACCGTATTGAAAACCTTAGCTTACTTGGTATGCCTGATGTATTGGGGTATAATACTTCTGGGCACTTTTTCACTGTTGAATTAAAAGTCGCAAAGGGGAACAAAGTTAGATTTTCTCCACACCAAATTTCATTTCATAAGTCACATCCAAAGAATACATTTATCCTGCTCAGGACCCTCGGTCCTCGAGCCTTGAAACTTGTTCCAGGAAACAAGATTCAAGAACTATTGTCCATGGGCCATGAGCCCTGGACCTCTACTAATTGGATTCAGATTCAAAAAACTTTTGAGCTTGCAACTTAGGCTTGGAGCTTGGAGCTTGTAACTTCAGCTTGGGGCTTGGAGCTTGAAGCTTTGTCTCGGTAACCATTCTCCCTGGCCCATGCTTCATGGATCTTTAGAATTTTAGTGTTTTGGATATGTGACATTGGGGACCTCCCTGTTCCAGCATGCTCTACAGTCTAGACACTTGTTGCCCTGATCCTTGGCCGGGCATGTCTTGCTCTTCGAGCTCACAGCGCTGGTCCACGGCCACCAGGTCGCGTTTTTACCGTCGATCATATGACCTGATAGTCTAATGATTAAATTAGCCGGAATTATGTCTGGGTCTATAAACTTTAAAAATTTTGCTTCACGTGTTGGCAGCCAGTGTCTGGTTGCCGGTGTTAACTTGCACACTTCAAATATATTGGTGAGATGCTTGGCGCTCTGAATGTCCCCGGCATCGTGCCATCTAAAAAATTTTTGTCTTTTAATTTGTGTTACCATGGCCGGGATCCAGTCGGGCTCCATCAGGGTCGCCAGACGGTAGTATTGAGCGGCTTTAATAGCTGGATATCTTGTGTAATTTCCTTTTAATGCATAACAGCCAGCGCACACGCTGCCTTTAACCTTCCGGAGCTTGGAACCTACTTGACACTCCCAGGCTGGCAGGCTGTAGCTCAGGCCCGGCATCTTCTTGGTCCGGGTCATTGATCCGGTTATCTTTCTGGCCTCACTTACTTTCATAATTTTTTATATCATTTAATTGTGGCTGAAGCTTGGCGCTTGGTCCTTGGTTCTCTTAGCCTTGGAGCTTGAAGCTTTTGGCCATCAATCATGATCCGGGGGCCGTGTCTCGACCATTCATTGCTCATGATCTTGAGCTCCAGGGCAATCGTCGCCAGCTGGCCCGGTGCAGCGTGACTAACTTCTATTGTGAATTTTTTCATTAGTGTTTTTTCTTAACCTTCAGGCCCTGCTGTACAACAAACCAAAGCGCTCTGAAGTCCTTCATTGGCATGTCTTTGATCTCCTGGGCCAGCGATGGTCGGGACCTCTTCACCTGTTTTACTAGTTTCTTTTTTATATCTTTCATATTTTTATTCTACCTTTTAATTGTGTCCCTTTCAGGGCGCTTGAAGCTTGGAGCTTGGGGCTTGGAGCCTTTGAAATAGTGGGGTCCAAGATTATCATATTTCTTTAACATGTCCCAGATCTCATCGATCTGGTCTGGTGTATACCAGGCGCGAAGCACCTGGTATAATTTATCATAATTTGATTTAGTCAAGTAACACCATATATTCTTTAGCAAAGTACTGACGGAACCAGTTCAGGCCATTCCGTACTAGTTGCCAGTCATCCTGGTTGTCACTGAAGCCCAGCGGTTGGCCTGTTGCGGTATCCTTACGCTCAGCCTTTAGATTTAACTCAACGCATTTATCATATACAACCGCCGCGAATTCCGGCAATTCTATTGATTGACCACTGAATGGATTCTGTCTCGTCACTATCTCCGTGCTCAGCTCACCATCTTTTAAATCATATGGCAACTTAAGTTTTTTGTTTTTATAGTTTATTTGTTTCATAATTCTCATCCTACATTGTCCCAGGTCCGTTGTCAAGCTTGCAGCTTGGAGCTTGTAGCTTTTTTCTTTCATAATTTTTTCTGGCCAAGCTCTTCACAAGCCGGTTGCATGTGCCTTAGCTCACTAATAACTTGACCCCAGATCCACCAACAATTGTTTGGCCCTATGGAAAG